GAGGACAAGAGCGAAGTGTCGAGCCCGTTCGACTACGCCTTCGGCGAGCTGCCGCCGATGCTGGTGCCGCAGCCGCTGCCCGCCTCGACGCCGCTGGCGCGCGCGCTCGGCGAGGACCAATTGAAGAGGCTGGGCTCGCCATGATGGGCGATCTCGCGGCGCAGGACAGCTACGATCCATTCGCGGCCGAGACCTTCCTGCCGCAAGGATTGCGGGAATGGACGGAGCAGGCGGCGCCGAAGGATGTCGCGATCCTTGGCGGCGTGGCGAAGGGACTGGCCACGCTGCCGCAGCGCGCGATCGGCGCGTCGCAGACCGCGCTCGACACCGGCACCTACAACCCGGCCCCGGTGCTGGAGGCCGCGGCATTGCCGATGGGTACCGGGGCGCTGGCGGGCGTGCCGATGAAAGCAGGTGAGGCGGTCCTCGGTGCAGGTCCGGTCAAGGGCCTGTTCGACTATTCGCGGCTGCACGAGGTGCCGAGCGTGCCGCAGGTCGATCTGCCGCGCTACGCGCCGCCGCGCGGCGTGCCGCAGCGGGTGCTCGACATCACCAATGACCCGGGTGTGCGCGACAAGATGCTGGAGACGATCTCGCAGGGCCAGCAGATGGGCGGCGCCAACTGGTACAACGCCGAGCCGCTGCGCGCCGCCTTCAACGCCGAACTCGGCTCGGGCGGCGACGCCGCGTTTCGCAAATACATGGACATGGTGGCGGCGACCTCGCCGCGTTCCGAGGTCGGCGCCAATGCCCGCAACGCCTCCTACTATTACGGTCGCGCCATGAGCGGCGAGGGCATGCCCGCGGTGGGCACGCCGAACCCGCAACCCTATGGCCATCTGGCGCAGCGGCTGCACCAGATGAACGCGGAGCGCGTCGCCGGGCCGGGCTGGGACCCGCTCAACAACCCGAAGCCCGCCTCGTTCGTGGAAAATCTGACCGGCAACCAGCAGCCGGTCACCGTCGACACCCACGCCTTCCGGCTGCCCGCGATCCTCGCGCAAGATCCGCGGTTTCTGGAGACCGCGTTTCAGGTGGCGAAGGATGCGCCGAAGCAGAACATTCAGGCGATGGTGGCGGGCGGCGAACTGCCGATCGGCGACGCCGCCAACCGCGCCGCATACTGGCAGGCGCAGCCGAAGGCCAACGAGTATGCGGCGATGGAAAAATACTACCAGTCGCTCGGCAAGGAGCTGGGGCTGACGCCTGCGCAGACGCAGGCCTCGGCGTGGGTCGGCGGCGGCAAGTTGACCGGGCTCGCCTCCGACGAGAGCAAGCCGTTCCTGCGGTTCTTGGAGGACCGCGTCAACCTCACCGCGAACAAGACCGACAAGGCGCCGGAGCAGGTGCTGAAGGATTTTATCCGCGGCAAGGCGCCACTGCTGAGCCTCGGTGGCACTGCTGCGATCGGTGGCCTCGCCGCGCAGAACAACTACGAGCGCTGAGCGTTCAGCCGGTCGCGGAGCCGGTGCATCTCGGCGACATCCCGATCCTCGACCAGAAGTTTGGTCGCCGACAATTTCGCCCAGTCATCGAGCGACAGCGTCGCCACCACGACGTCACCGCGCGACAGATGCACCAGCCAGTGCTTGCCGTTCCATTCCATCCGCGTCGCCCACATGATCTGTCCTTTCACAATTATTGCGAATTTACCCGACCCTAAAGGAGACTGCAATGGCCCAGAGCGCACTGACGGTGACCCCGGAGAACCCGACGCCGCCGACCAACTACTCCTTCGTCGGCACCACACCGCCGACCGACCCCTTGCAGGCGCAGGTCGATGACGGCGCCGCGGGTTCGCTCACCGTGTTCGCCGCCAAGCTCGCTGCCGCAGGCGCGGGCACTTCGGTCGACCATGAGGGCAAGGGCACCGAGGTGACGGCGACTGCGGCGTCGACCAACCCCAGCGCGATCGGCCAGCTGGTGAGCTTCAGCTGCGGCCCCGTGCTGACGCCGGGCACCATGCCGACGCCGAACGCCTCGCATCCCTCGTGTCTGTCCAATGCTTCGGTGCCGACCATCGGCTCGCTGTCGGCGGGCGGCGCCTCGGGCGTTGGCACCACGCTGTTGACCGTCACCGGCACCAATTTCAACCGCGCCAGCGTCGTCAACGTCAACGGCGTGCCGCAGACCACCAACTACGCCAGCCCGACCTCGCTGACCGTCACCAACGCGCCCAAGAAATCCTCGGCGGGCAATGTGCCGGTCACCGTCACCTCGGGCGGCAGCACCACCGCGCCAACCAACTGGGTGTTCACATGACCCGAGAACCACGGCAAGAGCAGATCCAAGAACAAACTCAAGAGCAAGAACCCAAGGCCCCTGCGCCGACCTTGGAAGACATTGCCAAGACGCCGCACTCGATCAACGAGCCGCCCGGCTCCGACGTGACGCCGGAGGTATCGCCGGAGACGGTGCCACCAGAAACCGAAAGACAGGAGGCGCCCCGTGGGCCTCAAAAGCATCAATGAGCCGGACGGCCCCGGCCGTCTCACCATGGCATTCCCGGTCTCGATCAACGAGCCGCCGGATGACCTGATCGACGAGATCAATCCGCCCCGGGTGACCGGCGTCGACCCCAACCCGATCGCGATCAGTGATCCGCCGCTGACCTTGCAGGTCCATGGCATGTACCTCACCCATGAGACCCTGATCGTGTTCGACGGCGTCCGCGTCGAGACGACGTGGATCTCGGATGTCGATCTGACGGCCGAGCTTGACCCGTCGGCCTGCGAGCCCCGCGGCTATCCCGTCACCGTGGCGCTCGGTGACTACGTGGCGCAGCCCGCCACCATGCTGACGGTGCAGGACGCGGCTCAAGATGACTTCCAGCCGACGCATGCGCCGCGCCGCAAGACGAGGCGGTAGTGGGCGCCCCGGTGAAGACGGTGGCGGCCGGTGGCCTGCCGGTGATCGATGTGTCGGCGACCACGAAAATCGGCCTGCCGGTGATCGAGGCCGCCATGGGCATGGCCGTCACCAAGGTGACCGCCTTCGGCATTCCGGTGGCGTATGTCGCGCCACCCCTGTTGAGAGCCAGTGATGGTGAAACTGATCGAGGTCGAGCCGGGCAAGTGGCGGGTCGATCGACCGAAGCCGCGCGCCGCACGCAGTGACCTGCCGCTGCCCTCTATCATCAGCGACATCATGGAGCCTGTCGAGCAGATCGACGGCCGGTTCTACACCTCCAAGCGCGCGTTTCGCGCGGTCGGCCGCGCCCATGGCCTGACCGAGGTCGGCACCGAAAAGATGAAACCGAAAACGCGCGCGACCGACGATCGCGTCGTGAGCGAGACCCGCCGCGCGTCGATCAAGACCGCGGTCGAAAAGTTCAGGTCCGGTCACCGGACATAATCGGAGAGCCTTCATGTCAGATGTCACCGTCGCCCCTGCGGGCGGCGCGCCTGCTGCTGCCTCGAACGAGGTCGTGGTCGAACCCAATCCGACCCACATCCCGAACCCGGTCGGCTCGCAAGCCCCCGACAAACCGACAGGCGACGTCGAGGGCGGCAAGGGCCGTCCAGAAAGCCGCAGGGAGGCCATCCAGCGCGCCTTCGACCGCGCCAACAATCCGCCACCGAAGGACGCCAAGGCGCGCCCCGCGCCCAAGGCGGCCGAGGCCAAGCCGGGCCACAACCACCCTCCGGAAAAAACCGAGCAGGCCTTCGACCTCAAGAAACGGCCTGACGATCAGCCCCGCGGCGAGCGCGGCCAGTTCGCGCCGCGCGAGGCGCAACAAATCGCGCAAAATCGCGCAAACCCTACGCAACAAGGGGCGCAAAAAGCGCAACATGCGCAACTGCCCGACGGTACGCCCTACCGCGATCCGCCGCCGCGGATGGCCGAACACGCCAAGCGCGACTGGGCCGCCGCGCCGGAGACGGTGCGCGGCGAAGTTCACCGCATGGCGAAGGAGACCGAGGCGATCTACCGCCAGTACCGCGGCGATCACGAGGCCTTCAACCCGGTGCGCCGCTTCCACGAGATGGCCGTCGGGCACGGCACCACGCTGGAGCGCGCGCTCAACAACTACGTGACGATGGAGCAGAAGCTGCGCACCGACGTGGTCGGCGGCCTCGACATCATCGTCAATAATCTGAATTTGCGGACGCCGTCGGGCCACAAGTTGTCGCTGCGCGACATCGCCGCCTACATCGTCAACCAGTCGCCGGAGCAGCACCAGCTGGTGCAGCAGTCGAACGCCACCAGCGCCGCGCAGCATCAGATCGGCGCGCTGCATCAGGAGGTCGCGGGCTTGAAGAACGCCCTGCACCAGATGCATACTCAACAGCAATTCGTGCACACCCGCTCGGCCGTCGACGTCTACGCCGACAGTCATCCGCGGTTTGACGAACTCGGTGACCTGATCGAGAACGAGCTGAAGCTCGGTTTTGATTTGGAAACCGCCTACCGGCGCGCGGAGCTGCTCCGTCCCGCCACCCACGCGGCTCAGACCCGCACCCCATCGGCTCAGACCCGAACCTCCGACAAGTCGATCTCAGGCGCACCCGACGTGGCTCCCTCAAACGGAGCGTCGCGACGTCCAGAGAAACCAGTCGGTCGCCGTGAGGCCATCTCCAACGCGATCCGTCGCGTCAGCGGAGGGCATTAGCAAATCTGAACCCTTGGAGCGATCATGCCCAACATTCAAACCAACGCTGCGTATCAGCAGATACTCAGCATGGCGCTGGAGGATCGGTCTTCCAGCTACCAAGACCTTGTGTCGAACAACAACGCATTGCTCGCGGTGATGCGTCGCAAAGGCCTCTGGCACACCTATAGCGGTCCCCGCATCCGCCAGACGCTGCAAGTCTCGAAGAACGTGGCCCAGTGGTATTCGGGCTTCGACCAGCTGCTCAACCCCGCCATCGATCTGTTCAACGATGCGTTTTTCGACCCGAAGATGGTGGTCGTGCCGGTGATCCTGTCGATGCAGGAAATCCTCAACAACGAGGGCGAAGCGCAGCTGATGGACGTGCTCGACAGCTACATGGGCGCTGCCGAGCGATTGCTGGAAGACACCATGGACGCCGGGCTCTATTCCGACGGCACCGCCAATGGCGGCAAGCAGATCACCGGGCTCGCCACCGCGGTCCCGGTCGTCAACAACACCGGCATCTACGGCGGCATCGACCGCGGCAGTGCCGCGATCTGGCGCACCTCGACGTTCGACGCGCAGACCGCGCTCGCCGCCGTCGGCACGCAGGTGACCTCGGCCACCATCCGGCCATTCCTCAACTACATCATGACCAACCGTTCGCGTGGCCGCGACTACGCCGATCTGTTGATCATGTCGCCGGAGCACTACGCGGCCTACGACGCCGCCACCGTGGCGATCCAGCGTCAGCAGAACGAGACCTCGCTCGGCAAGCTGGGCTTCTCTGCCCTTGAGTATATCGGCGGCGGCAAGCGCGCCGAGATCGTGCTCGACGGCGGCATCGGCTCCAACATGCCTGCGAACACCACCTTCGGCATCAACACCGACACCATGCGGCTGCGCTACCACCCCAACCGCAACTTCGACAAGCTGTTCGAGGGTGACGGCCAGATGCCGATCGACAAGGACGCCATCGCGCAGTTCATCGGCTGGATGGGAGAGCTGACGATGGTCAACCCTCTCTTCAATTGGCGGTTCTACGACAGCAATCCCGCTGCCTGATCAACAGGGGCCGCCTCCGCGCGGCCCCTTCTTTTTTTTGGAGAATGCAATGCCCAAAGGCGACGACACGCTGGTCGTGATCTTCAAGCATCACGCCAACCCGAACGAGGCCAAGAGCCTTGAGGCGGGCCGATTGATCTGCGACGACATGGAGGTGTGCGAAATCCGCGCGCCCGCCGCGCGCAACACCGTCTCGGTGCATGTAGCGACCGAGGTCTCGCACTGGGACGTCGATCCGCAGACCGGCGCGCAGGTGAAGGTCACCTACGCCGAGCGGTTCTCGAAACAGTACCAGCAGTTCAAGTCGCACGCCGCGCAGACCATGACCGGCACGCCGCTGACGCATGTGCCGTTCTTGACCGAGGGCCGCCGCGCCGAACTGCGCGCGCTTTCGGTCTACACCGTCGAGGCGCTGGCTTGGCTCGACGGGCAGGAGCTGAAGAACATCGGCCAAGGCGGCCGCGAGCTGAAGAACCAAGCCATCGAGTTCATCGAGAACGCCAAGCATCTGGTGCCGAACCTGCAGCTGGTGGCCGAGCTGGAGGCGATGAAGGCCAAGAACATGGCGCTGGAGCAGGATCTGGAGGCGGCGCGCGCGGTGCGGGTCGATGACGAGTTCGAGCAGATGTCGACCGAGGCGCTGCGCGCCTACATCGCCGCCAACACCGGGCAGCCGCCGGTCGGCACCGTCAACCGCAAGACGCTGCTGCGCATGGCGATGGATGCGCGGCCGGAGTCGGTGGCATGACCATCCTGCAGGTGGTGAAGGATGTCTGCGCGCCGAACGGCATTTTGCTGCCGACCAGCGTGTTCTCCAACATCACCGGCAACCGCACCATGCAGGAGATGGCGGCGCTCGCCAACGAGATGGCGCAGCGCATCGCCTACGACACCCGCGACTGGACCAAGCTGAAGAAGACGCAAATATTCACGGGCGACGGCGTTGCCGTGTCCTTCCCGTTGCCTGCCGACTTCAAGCGCATGCTGCTGACCGCCAACGTCTGGCGCTCGACCTCGGCGTTGCAGCCGATGCAGTTCATCCCCGACACCGACCAGTGGCTGCAGCGCCGCGCGCTGAACCGCTTCTCGGCGTGGGGCGAATGGACCCTGATCGGCGGCCAGATGCTGATCCAGCCGGTGATGGGGACCGGCGTCACCGCGACCTTCGCCTATCTCGACAAGAACTGCGTCACGCTGGCCTCGGGCGGCACGGGC